GTTAAAGTATAATCAAAATCAGGTTTATATACTCCATTTATTAATTTAGAAGGTAATAATTGAAATATATCTAAATTAGTAGAAGCTGCAGATGTTGTTTTAGGTCTGTATCCTAGAGCATAAGCTAAGTTAAATATATTTTCCTTTTCTTGAGCTAATAATAAAAACGATTCTTGTAATTGAGTATCTGTATAAAAAGATAAAACATCTCCCACATAGGATGCCATTTCTAAAAACATCATACCAGGAGATCCTTCACTAAAATCATTAAATGTATTAGGATAATAAGTTTGGGTAAAATCTATTAGTTGGGATTTAAAAGAATTAAAATCTTTATTTAAATATTTAACGTCTTTATCTTGTGTTTTATTAGATACTTTTGAGTATGATGCCATTATCTTTGTGAGTTAAAGTTTAATTGTATAGCATCTACCTCACTTGAAGGATTATATCTATACACTATTTTTATATATAATATATGTTGATCTGGTGAAAAAGTAACATTAGCTGATATTAATGTTATTTCGGGAATATATATTTTTACTTGATTATCTATTCTAGATTCTAAATTATTTGTATCTATTTCTGTTTCAAACAATAAATTTTTTAAACCAACACCAAAAGCTGGTAAATTTACTCTTTCACCAGGTTCTGTTAATAGTACATTTATTAGGTTACTTTTTACTTGTTCCTTTTGAGTAAATGTTTGATTAAAAACTCCATCAGCATCAAAAGGAAACGCTACTCCTATAGCTACATTTTTATTTAAATCTAGCGGATTAATTCTTATGTAGTTATCTATAGTAGGCATTTATTATAATCCTTTTTTCTTATCTATTGCTTTCATTAAACCACTATAATCTCTTGTAACTGCATCTGCTACTGAGCTAGGCATACCTGTTGTGTCCATTGGTAAAGGAGCTCCTGTTGCAAAAGGTTGTGATAAACTTACAGGTGCATTACCTGAATTTAAATTTGTACTTCCTTGAGCTGTTTCATTTAATAAATCATTTAATGTATTATCTTGTGAAAATGTTTGTTTTGCACGTTGTTTTATGGGTTGTTTTCCCATTATCTTTTCTTTTAAAGATGATTTTTGTGGAACATTAGTTTCTTTTTCAGTATATTCTACTATTGTTGGTTTTAATTCATCACGTAAATCTTCTTTGAGTGTTTTAATTTCTCTACGTAACGCATAATCGATTTCTTCTCTAACTACTTTTCTAATTAGATTTTCAAAAGTTTTTGCTTTCATGTTTGTTTGTATTTGTTAATAAATATAATTTTTTTAAACTTTATAGCGTCTATATCCTAACATTTGAAAATTAGCATTATATACTTTTTCAATTATTTCTGAATTTCCCCTAAGTGTTAAGATATTTAATTGTTCTTCATAATAATCTGCTAAATCATCTGAATAATCAAAAGGATCAGCTCCATCCTCTATGGCTTGTTGTGTAAATCCTATATTATTTAAAAAATCAGCTGCTGTTTGTCCTCCTGGATTAAATTGCCATATATCTCCATTATCTGATGTAAATGGACTTTCAGGATTAGGGGGTAATTCTGTAGGGGAAGTAGATGATCCTGGTGAAGGAATAGATGATGGGTTATTTCCATTAGAAATTAATACCCAACCAGGAATTCCTGTTCCTGAATTTCCATCAGTACCTGGGAGTCCATTATTATTAGTTTGTACGTTTCCATCATTATCTGTTGTGTCGTCATTTTCATTAAAGGCTGCACAACTTGATAATTGTCCTAAAAATAAAGTTTCTAATAATCCTATTATGAAGTTTATAATATTTTTTATAGCTGCTAATGCTACTATTGCTGCAGCTATATATCCTATATATTTTAAGGCTTTACCTGTGTATCTTTCAAGTAATTTTGGGATTGTTGCTACTACACCTTTAATACCTCCTATAAGACCTTTTGCAGCGTCTAATTTATCTTTTAAAAATATTGCTGTTCCTGGAGCTATTAAAACTCCTCCTGTTGGTGGAGGAGCCATTACAGAACCTAATCCTAATAATACTACTTTTGCTACAGATATAACAGTACCTAATACTCCTACTAATGCTGCTAGCTTTCCACAAATACTTAATATTTTTTGGATTGCTGCCATTATTTTATCGCATATTTCTTTAATCTTTTTTAAAGCTTTTGTAGCTCCTTCAACTACTTTTTTTAAAGTATTTAATAGTTTTTTAAGTTTATCATAATTTTTTTGAGATTTTTTTAAACCATTTATACTACATGTAGTTGCGTTTGCTTCTGGTTTAAATTTATCTTTAATTTCTTGTGTTGAAGGTAATTTTTCTTTTACCTTACCTACTTGTTTTGCTCCTTGTTCTTTAATCTTTTTTTTAACTTGATAAAGAGCTTTATCTTGTTGTTGTAATAAACTTCTTATTGGGCCTGCTACTGACATATTATACTAATTTAATTCGTTTACTTTTTATATCTTCTATTTCTTCTCTTAAATCTGTGATGGCTGTTCTTACAGTTGCAAAACATCCTTCATTTCCACCAAAAGGAGCACATGGACCCGCTATTGGAGCTACTAATGTATATTGTCCTACTAATGCATCAATTAAAGCATCCATCATATCTAATAAATTATTAAGATATTCGTCTGTTTTATCTCCTAATAATGCTGGTTCTGTTGGGTATACCTTTTTTTGAGGGTCATCTTTATCTTGTAATAAACCTAAATATATGTTAGGAGCATTTACTATAAATTTATTTCCATCTAAATCACTTGTATCAAAATGAAAACTACCATTTGTACTAAAACCTATAATTTTATCTGAAAATAATAAAATACTATCTGTTTTTGCATTAAATAATAATCTATCTGAATTTATTATTACTTGTTTTCCTTGGTATATATCTGGTTGGATTGGTATAAACATATTATGATAAATTTTTAAATGGATATTCTCCTTTTGCTACTTGTTGTCCTACTTTTTGATATTCAGGTAAAGCACTCATATTAAGCTGCCATTGGGGGTTAGTTATACCTCTATTTTTCTCTAATCCCAATTCTGTCATAAATTTAGGTACAAAAAACCAAGGGCATGATTTTTGAGCAACTTGATTATGACCAAATACTTCTATATCTGGATATCTTTTACAATAAAATTTAACCATATCAACTAAAGTTATTGCTTGTCCTTTAGTCATCATATTACTTCCTTCCTTAAAATCATATCCCCCAATCCATGAAAAATGCACTGATTCAGAATTTGAACCTTTAACTCCATTAGTAACTTGACTATCTTTATATATTTGGGTTACTTTCCCATCTGCTTCTATTAAAAAATGATATCCTCCTGTTCCCCATTTTCTACCATGGAAAAAATAATTCATAACATCTACTGCACTATCCTTAATATTACCTGCTGTTGTATGGATAAATAATTTTTTTATTCTAGTACTTGTAGGACCTAAATTTTTACTAAGCTGACTCCATGATTTTGGAGCAGCCATTGTTATTTCTTTACCATGTTTATTAGTAAGTGTATAAGGATATCCTTTTGATTTTTTACCCTCTTTTATTTCTTTATTTTCTTGTTCATGTTTTTCTGCTCCCTCATTATTAGGAGTAGAAACAGGATCAGGTATATTGCTAGGATCTGATTCTACTACTGGATCTTCTTCTGAACCTCCTACTACTGTATTTTCATGTATTAACTGATATTCTACAAAATCATCTTCTGATGCTTGTCCTGATTCTGTCATTTCATCAAAAAATGAAAGTGAATCTGTTTCTCCTACTGGTTCTTCTGTTAGTGTTTCTTCTTCTACTTCTGGAGTAGGAGGTGTATCTTCATTATCTTGTTGTTTTGTTTCTTCTTCAATTTCTTCTTCAGTAGGTTTAATTGGAGTTTCTGGTTGTTTAATTTCAGGTAATGGAGGATCTGTTAATTCTGTTAGGGGGTCTGTTGGTAGTACTATTTCAGATAAATAAGATTGAAAATTTACTGATGCTACTTGTAATGAAGATATTTTTTGGTTAGAGGTCATATAAATAGAAGAATCATCTCTATTAATATCTTCAATTGTAGGTACCCACCCTTTATCATCTAATTCTTTTGATTGACCATTCCTAATAATAGTAATAGGTGTACCTATTTCTTCAGTTCCATCAGACCAATCATTTTTATTGTTTTTAGGTATAATACTACCTGATACACTTGCACCAAATCTTATAGAATTACCATATCTACCTTCTATAATATAATCACCTTCATATGGTAGTAAAGGTTTTACATTTAATTGTTCTTTAAAATAGTTTCCTAAATTTATATCAGAACTTCCATCAGTGACTTGTCTAGTCATACCATTTTCTGTGGATTGATAATCTTGAATAGTAGATTCACCTGATTCTCCTTCTAGAGAATCTTTAGTTGGTAATGCATTATGGTGTTGATGAGACCATATATTAATACCTCCTGTAGGTAAATAATATGTGTCTTGGTCTTTATTTAAACCATATATATCTTTATTAGCTCCTTTTAATATGATTACTATTTCATTTTTTAAAGGATATTGTTTAATATTAGGGTATAAAGGTCTAGCTGCGTTGTTTTTATCAGGTTTAGTAGTACTAGTAGTTTCAGTAACTCCTGTGTAAAATATAGTTCCTAATGAATCCCACCCTCCTAATTCTTTCCATCTTGGGTGACTTTCGTCTAAAATAATATCTTTTACTCTTACAGAAGTTAAAGCTACTCCTGTAGATCCACCTCCTCCACCTCCTGTTCTTCCTGAACTTATATTATATCCCATTTTGTTCTTTTGGTTTGTCTAATTGTTTAGGTTCAGATTCAACTGTTTTTGCTATTTCTTCAGTTAATTCTTGAAGTTGAGCCATCTCATCTTCTGTAAGAAGACCACCATCACCTCCCGAAGCAGATGATGTAGATAAACGTTGTACAATAGCTGCCATTTTAATTAATTGGTCATCATTTTTAACGCTAATTTCCATATATTCCTTAATTAAGGGGACTACAACTGTAGCATCACCTAAAGATTGGACTAAGGGGCGTAATTCAGCAATTAAAGAAGCAAGTTGTTTAGCTTTTTTCTTTTGATTACCGTGAATTTCTTTTAATAAATCTGAGAAAGATGTATCGTCAAATATTAATTGATTTAATGGATCCATATATTTTATTATAAATATGGAAAAAACTAAACTCTTACATAACCTGTTTCAGCATATTCAGTGTAAAGTTTTTTATATTGTTTTTTTAATATTTTTGTAACTTTAGTAATAACGGGAGTATCTACTCCAGTCATTTCTCTTATGTAAATATAAAGTGCTTTTTTATTAAAAATTTCTAAATTCTCTCTACGTTTAAAAAGTATATTAATAGCATCAGCTACTTTTCTATCTTTATTTTTTTTAAACATTGTAAACATATATTTATCATTATACTCAGTAAAGTAATCTATAAAATCTTTTATATCTTGTTTACGCTCGTCTCTACCTAATTGACGTAAAACACCCTCATCCTCATCAGCTTTTACAGGATCTACTTTTGCTTTTTTCTTTTTATAGTTGTTATTATTATATAATATAAGATAATTCTTACCAACAATTGAAAAATAACTAAATGCTTTAGTACCTTTTTCAGGTTTAAAATAATCTAATTTTTCTAAAAGAAAACAAATTACTTCATGTTTTAAATCTTCTAAATCATCTACTTCTGTATAGTAGAATTTGAATGTATGAATTAAATTTTCAGCTAGTTTGTAGAAGGGATAATGTATTCTTTGAGCAAATATATTATCTCTATCATCTTGATTAGAAGTAGCTAAATATTCTTTTATAGCTGCATCTGTGTCTGGTGTGAAATATTGTTTTTTTGTTCTTTTTCTTCCTCTTTTTTTAGGTCCTGATTCAGAAGATTCAATAACTACTGGTTCTGGGGGAGGCTTAGGGGCATACTTAAGTTTTGACATGTGGTTTTTACTAATTTTTATTTAAGGGTAAACTCGTTTAGAGCTTCTTGTATTTCTTCTACTGCTTTAAAAAAGAATCCAATTTGATCATCAGCATAAAATATACCTTTATCGTCTACTTCTTTTAATCTTTTACCACAAGCTGTGATAGCTTCGCTTTGTTTTGAAATAAAATCTTCTAAACGTTCATTTTTTACAATTAAATTTCTAATCATAAAAAAAGAAGCGGTTATTACTACTGCTAATATAATACTAAGTGTTAACATAATTAATCTTTAAAAAATGAATCTATAACATCTAATGTTGCTGACGCTAATTTTGGGTTATTTGCTGTATTTACTTTTTTAGCTGCTCTAAGTGTTTTATCACCTTTAGTAGCATTTGCTGGTTTAGAAGAAGGATTGGCTGAATTATTCCACAACTCAAATTCAATTTGAGCAGCCATATGATCTGCTTGATGCATTAACAATGGTAAATGTGTTCTTAATCTTGTTTCTTTTTGACCAGACATAAAGTAAAACTTATTTGACTCGTCATATAAACCATCATGAATTTTAATTGTAATAAATTCATTTTGAGTAACTTTACAACCAATTTCCTGTAGTATGAATAATGAACGTTCTGGGACTTTCATTGCTGGAATGTCAGTGTTAAATTTATACATTTGACCTAACTTATCCATATGCCATTGTGAATCGTTTGGTTGGTAGTACTCGCCTTCTTGTTGACCCATCTTGCCTAAATCATGGAATAAAGCGGCGAAATGCATTTCTTCAACAGTATATGTGGATATATCACCACCCATTGATTTCCACGTTTTATATAACGAATTAGCGCAATCATACACACGCAAAACATGGTCAGTGTAACCACCTGCAAATGCTGAATGGTGCCAGTTTTTACTTGAAGCAGGCATCATCATCATTCTTTCTTTATATTTGTCTAAAAATGGTAATAGTATGTCTGTTCTTTCTTTTGAAAAACATGTTCCTATTACACTTATATAACGGTCCCAATTTGATTGGATTTTTTCTGCTGATAACATATTAAAGTGGACGTGTATTTTGGACACCTCTAGAGCCATAACTATTTGTTTGTGAAATATTTACAATATTTTGTAATTCTTCATATTTTTCTTTTAAATCTCCTTCTTCCATGAAACGGATTGCTGCAGCATTTTCACCTCTTTTAATTAATCCTCGTAAACGAGCTAAAGATTGATCTAATCTTTCCATTGCACTGTTTAATTGTTTTTCGTAAGCCATAATTTATTTTTTAATTCGTTTAATTGTAGTACCCTTCTCTGGTCTATCCAAATCTTTTTTGCGGGGTTTTTTTCTTTTTATTTTTTCAGTAGTAGGATAATATTCCTCTGTCCATTTTTCAATGTCTCTAATTTTCATTTGTATATTTTTCGTATTGTAAATTACACCAAATCATGTTTTCTTTTAACATTTTTTTACGATCTGATGGTATATTAAGGAAATCTGTAGTTTCAATTAAAAGACCTATTGCTAATATACGAGTTAAATCGGACTTTGTCCCCCTTTCCTGTATAAGTGTTTTTAATAGTTCAACACTTTTAAGATGTTCATCTTTTTTAACTTCTGCTAGTGATTGTTGTTTTTGTAATTCGTGTTCTTTGTCATTTTCATCAAAGAACGACATTATATTAGTACTTGAACGGTGTATGGCCTTTAATTCATCGGCGTCTTCCATCCGTTTCAGTGTCTTGTCTATGTTATGTGGATTGTATTGTGTCATTGTGTCGGTGTTGCGGTCCGCCGTTCACCTTAAAACCCCTACAGTTGTAGGATAGTACTTATTTTATGGGTAACCAAATTTTTTTATGAAAGTTTTTAAACAATTCCTATTGAAGCTCCAAAATCACCTCTAAATGTTTTACTTACAATTTTAGTTCGATAAATTTCTCCATCTTTTATAACATTCATTTTCCCTTTAACAGAAATATTTGCGTTTCCAGTTTTATCTATTATAGTTATAGGTTCATCTTCAGATAAATCTGTATTAGATCCACCTTTATATGGGTTAAAATCTGCTAATCCAGTTCCATTATTAGTTCCAACCATTTGGAAAAAAGTAGGATTAGCGGATGGATCTCCTGGTATAGATTCTCCAAAAGCAAACATACCTAATACGGATGCACCTGGGGTTTTAAGTATAAATTCTAATAATTTATAGGCACCATATGTACCTTGTAGTTTTTTTATACCTTCTGGGAATTTACCTTCCCACCCATCTCCTTGTTTTACAACCTCATTAGGGGATCCTGTCCCCCCATCTTCTATTAATTGTTCTACTGATTTTCTTAATCTTGCAATCTCAGACTTATATTTTTCTTCATCCCACTGTTTTTCATCTTTCTTTAAATCATATGGTTTTAAAACTT